CCACCTGGTTTTCAACCTTCTGGTAAATATGCTACTGCTGAGGACAATTCCCTTCGTGGTATTATTCTTTTATATTACGCATTTGCTATAATGTGTACACCTTTAGGTTGTGATAATGCTATGAATCAAACTCAAAAATTTAAGATACGTGATTTTACTAAACTTTTACTACCCATAACATATGGAGATGATATGTTGTGTGGTGTGAAAGAGGAATTATCAAGTTATTTTAATAACATTACATATGCTAAATTTGTTGAAGAAATATATTATATGTCTTTTACGACGTCAGATAAAAAAGAGCAATCTTCTAGATTCATAGATATATCTCAAATTTCTTTTCTCAAAAGAAGTTTTAAATACCATCCTGAATTAAAAAGAATGGTTGCTCCTTTAGATAAAGATTCTCTGATGAAAAGTTTATGTTACTATTTACCCTCAAAAGAGATAACACCTGAAGATCAATTAATTCAAACTTGTAATTCAATTATGAGAGAATTATTGTTCCATTGTGATGACGAAGTCAAGTATGAAGACTATAGACAAAAATTTATACGAGCACTTGCCGAAAATACTAGATTCGGTGTTGAGGAACTTCTACCCTTATTTCCTACTTGGATAGAATTAATCAATAAATATTCTAGTAATTAATTTTTATTAATTTTTATATTTTAAAAATTAAAACTTGACTCCAAATTTACTGGATATCTTTTACTTTATCAAACCCTAAGAAAGATATTTTCAGGAAAAGTCATTATAAAAGGAGGTCTATTTAGACTTATTATGATACTATTAATGCCTTATCGTGGCGACCCCACTTTGAAAGATAAATGTATTGGTTTGCGTCAGTAATCACCTAATTCAGTGATTACATTGATGTAATATGAATTGCAAAACAAAATTATAAATTAACGAAATGTGAGCACCTAACGGCCTCATATTGCTGTAAACATCCAGCACTCCCTTCACAACAACGTTTACATGTTGCTGCTACCGCTGATTTTGAGAGCGCTATTTCAAAACTTGCCAGAACAACTGAAAATTTGCAATCATTAGTCCATATATTAGAACAATCGACTTATGTTAAAGCAGAATCGGAAGATTTACCAAAACAAGAGATTCCTGCCCTCAGAATTGGACCTAATTACAAGATGACTTATCGTCAACTTGTTAAAAGGCAC